AAGTTTCTGGCCATGTCAGGTTCATTGTTACTGCGGCAACAACAATACCATGAACGGCTAAGTTACCGACTTCGCTAAACATTCCGTAAGAGATATCATGTGATAATGTAGTCATTTTATTTCCTTAAATCAAATCAACTTGAACTTGCGTACCAACTTGCGAGGTATTGTAACTTGTCATACCAACACCTGTGGGAACCAACGCACCATCTTTTTGTGCCATGTAACGCATGTAAGACAAACGCAACAGAGCATCATTAGCCGCTTGTGAATGGGTGTATGTAGCAAACACACTCGACACACCAGCAACAGTGGTGTAGACACCAATTCCGTCAAACATCACACGAATTTTCTGTGAATTTTTGAAGCCTTGAATGTAGGTTTTAGTACGCATTTTTTGAACTCTTTTCTTTACTGTCTAAGATTCTATTATACCACAATGGAGAACCATGTCAACAACTATTTTCGATTCTGTTGTTTTTTTGCAACTGAATACTTTGGTATTCACATTGCTCCAGTCCAACGAACATTCTGGAAAGTCCGTGCCATCGTGTTACCACGTGCGAAATTCTTTGCAGGAGCCGACCAACCAGCCGCTTTCAAAATGTCACCTTTAGTGAATTTGCCCATATCACGCAAACACACAAACGAATGCACGGAACGACCGCTACCTTTACGACCAGTAATTACTTTGATGTAACTACGACCAACTTCATAGGACAAGGAATCGCAAAATTCTTGCGCCATTGCTTTTTGAATTTCAGAGGGACTGTCACCATGCCATTTAACATAGTCAGCTTTGATGCATTCGAGGTATTCGTTAAATCCGTCAATCATTTTCATTTCCTTTATCAATTAACCGAGAGTCTTCACAGAACCACTAACAGCGGCACCGAACAAAACCATCACTACAAACAAACCCATCAAAATTGTCAAAACTGTAAGCATTTAAATCTCCTATTAATCTCACTCACTACAGAATCTATTATACAGGGTTCGAATGGTACGTCAACAACTATTTTGCATTTTGTTGTAAAAAGACAACAAAAAAGCCGTCAAAGACGGCTTGGAGGGGGTTTTTAGTACTTTTGTATTCAATCTTCGGACTCTAGGACCTCATTTTGTGGCAATTCTTCGCCACGTTCCAGTCGGTGTGTGTCACATAATGTTGAAATCCATCCGTAGTTATTTGAACGACCAGGATTACCACACACTTCACATGTCCGATATGACATTGATTCAGCCATGCTAATCATTCCATTAATCACATCGGTATAACCATTTGTGTAGAATCGCAACCCGCCAAACTTTTCTTTCACTTGACTTGCTGTGATGTATGGCATACGTGGAGGAACTTCTTTGAACTTTGCGCTTTCAATTGCTTTGTTTGCATATTCAATACCAAATGAAGTTGGTTCTGTTTTGCTACCAAAACTAAAATGCATTTGAAGTGGATGTGTGTCTCCAGCCAATGCACGTTTCAATGCACGATTGAATCGCAATGCTTTTGCACGGTCTTTACGTTTTTGATCCACATGATGTTGAATGTTCGAACACAATACATCAACGATGTTGTACCAACCATCACCACAATCGAAACCCCAACACATAGCAGTATGTGTCATCGGTGCATGACGATACTTAAAAATCTTTGGGTACTTTGCAACTAGTGCTTCATCAAACTCTTTTTTCATAATATATTACTCAGTTATTTTACTTTATCAAATTCTTCAAATTCGTCCCAATCATCTTCTTTAAGATTCTTGGGGTCAATAAACTTTGTCTGGTGCTTGAACTTGTCTTTTTGTTTTTTAGATTCGTCCAACTTCGGTTTCCTTGCTCGACCTTCGTCTTCATAGAAGTCACGGAAACTAGTATACTTTTTAGTCTTGGCCATTTTGTTACTCTGATTCTCCCTGCAAAATTTCAGGCAACGCTTCCTCGATTAGTTTTCGATTGATGCCCTTGTACGTAAGTTTTTTATCTTTAATCATTAGAACAAGTTTAGCCTCTTCAGGAGAAACTGTTTCGAGAACCTCAATAAAAATTGATTCACGCTTGATAGGATTCAAGTTACTTCCCTTGAAGAAATATTGAAACTTTCTCAATTCTTTCGGCAAACGATTGTGACCCCAATTGCCTGGTGTTTCCATAGGCTTGTACGGCGGCACACCCGCTGGTAGATCAAACACAATATTCTTGTGAAAGGTGTATTGCAATACTGTTTTCAACTCTGGTGTCAGATTCGCAATTTGCTTGAGTGAGTTTGCTTTCTTTGCCGCTGGTAAATCAGCAACATGTTGTAGCAACTCGGGCAAAGTCATCTTACTAATATCGATAGCCATTTTAAAATTCCTGTATGTGTTCCATCAACTGCTTCATGCGGTTTTGGATAAAATAATTAAGTAGTTTTTCCCTACCACGTTTAGGGGCATTGTCATAAGCATCAAGAATCTTCTCTTGGTACTCAGTCGGAATCTTCGACAGGTCAATCAGCAATTCGTTTCGCTTGTAATTTCTCAGCATCACTTCATCACAAAAAGACTCAGGTTCTTCTTCTAACCACTTATTTAGTTTTTTCTCAGTTACAGGTTTTTGACGTGACTCGGTGACAAATGTGTCATCGCAAGACAGGAAATTAGGAATACCATCACTTCTATCGCCCTTGAAGATGTGTTCTTTCAAGAACTTGTCAGGATCACCACACTTCAAGAACTTCTTACCCATTGGACTGAACTGTTCTACGTTTGCGAACTTCTGCAATTGCATGAAGTCTTTGTCGCTAGACAGAATCAGAATCTTCTCAGTAGTACTGTTCTTCAATTGAACACCAAATTTTTGTGTCAATGTTGCGATAACATCATCAGCTTCGGTCTTGTCAACTTGAATTACCTTGTACGGAAAGTGTTCTTTGATTTCGTCACGTACTTTGTTCAGTGTTTCAAAGATTAGGTTCCAGTCAAACGGAGACGCATCTCTGTCTTTCTTACGACCTGCTTTGTAGTACGGAAAGAAGTCTCTGCGCCAGTACTTTTTATCATCGCAACAAATGACGATATCGCCATATGTGTCTTTGAATTTGACATTGTACATTCGAATGCTATTCAGCACCATGTGGCGAATTAAATTCTCGTCAATAGGATTAGATGCATTCGAATTCAATTGCATCATCAAGTTTGAAATCATCACCTGATTCAAATCAATTAAAATCATTTTAAGTTATCCAGTTATTACTCTAACAACAATTGTATCAGAGTTAATGCGTCCTGTCAACTCGGAAGGTTTGGTAGTCAATCCGTCCAACAGTTTTTTCAACACAATCTTACCACCATCGAGTACTTGCTTAATAGTCACTTCAGGCTTACGCAAACGTTTGCCAATGGACGTATCAACATTGAAGTTTTGAATTGTTGTGCCTTTGATTGTCAAACCTTTAGCATTGTCGCAATTGTACATGCCAAGATATTTTGTTTTGGTATTGTACAACCACACTTGATTTGCACCAATAATCTTTTCAGGCAAAACACTCTTCAAATTCAAGTCTGCAAACTCTTTCATGTATTGCACTTTAGAGGCAATCACACTTGCAGGTTTTTCTTTTACTTTACGTGCTTTACGGGTAGGTTTCTTTTCTGCACCACGATTTGTTTCAGCAACAATCGCATCATAAAACTCTTTAACTTTACGCAATTGTACTTTAGTGAAATTCGAATAGCCTTCTTTGATATCAGCATCGGAAGTATTCATCACTTCTTCGAATTCTTTAGAACGTTTGATGAACACTTCACACATACGCTTTTGCACAACGGCAGATAATTCTTTACCTTTCAGATATGATTGCATATCTGGTGCAGACTTACAGCCGCCTGCAATAAAGTCATCTACAAGTCCTTCAATCTCGCCAACTTCTTCGGCTGCCTTTTCACGAATTCTATCTTGAATGTTAACGACTGGTGCGGTTGATTCGGCAACGGGTGCTTTTGATTTTTTAGTTTTCTTTGCAGACTCGACAACATTCTTAAACTCTTTGACAAAAAAGTTTTTGAATGATTCGGAAGGCTGGTAGCCCATACACATCATACGTGCTACCCAACCAAGTTGTACTGGAATAGATGCGTCACTTGATGCGACTAAAGAAATTTCTTCTTTGGGTCTACCAATGCTAGCCATGTATTCAATAACAAACGTTTTTGCTTGTTTGTTATCGCACATATAATTGTACCAATTCAAGGCACCAATTTCTGCGACTTTGAGGTTTTGAATCTCCTCTTGATTTGTCCAAGAAGGCTCTGGTCCCATGTATTTGGACTCAGCGCCAGGATTAATCTTGGAAAATTTCATAGTTTATTCACCCAATGTAAATGATACAGATTTAATAGAATCGTAACGGAATGAACGCCATTCGTTTTTCTCCAAGTCAACTACAGAGATAGACTCATCAGTTGAAGTGGTGCGAACACGTTCGGTTTTCTTTTCGTATGTTGGAATTGCAGACTCTTGCAATGTGCATTTCATGGTACGCATTGTGCCGTCTTTCTTTAGAAAGTCAACAGTCACCGGTCCGTACTTGAGGTGGCTAACAAGCCAATCACGAAATACTTTTTGTTCTTTTGCATCACTTGTTGCATAGTTAAAAGTTGTCATATCAAAGTTCTCCATGTTAAAAATATCTTTCGTTCAATGTCTCTAGTATACCCATAACCTGTTCAGTTGTCAAGTCGGTATCTTCCACTCGTTCTTCAAGTGGCAAAATATCCCAATTATCATTCTCTACGTCATACCAAGCATAGATGCAGACTTCCTCTTTCGGTCGGTGAATCAAACACCAAGGCGTCAATTCATGTTCTGGAAATACAAAGTTTTCCTGTGCAGAATCTTTATGAATGAAAATCGCATAAGATTCCATGTTCTTATTGCCACCTTCTTCATACAGATACTCACCATTCTCATCCTCATCTTCTAAGTCACCATAGCCATCAAAGATAATTTTAATTTCGGAGATATCAGAAATGTCTCTTCCAATTTCCAAATCTTCTGAGTCTCGCCATGATGTGGTCAGTAGACTAGTAATGATATCATCAAATCGCTTGTAATCATAATCATAATCAGACATAATCTATTCCTTAGTTTCGTTTTGAAATTGCTTTTCGTGCTTAACTTCACTATACAAATAATCGTACAATTCTTTTATACCGCCAATGTATCTTGAACCGTGGTATATGTGTGGAACAAAATTTGTATCTGGAACTAATATTTGTAATTGATTTATTGTGTAATCTTGACCCAATAAAAATAACTTATAGTCTCGTCTACAAACTGTTAGAAGTGTTTCGGCTTTCCAAGTTGTTTTGCTGTCCTCTGCGCCATAAATGTAATACGTCATGGAGCATTATACACCTGCACATATTCACTTGGTTCATTATTTAAAATTGCAGTTTTGAGTGTACCCTTGAAATCATATGTAACTTGATAACCCTTTACGACATTATAGAATTCTTCGTGGATTACTAAATTGCACACTGGAGTTTGATTACCTTTTGTTGTTGCTATAACAGGTGTTCCGACAGACGCACCCGAATAATGAACTGTTCCATAATACTTTTCACAATAGTTTTTTGTTGCCATGTACGGTACCTTTTCTATGATAGGTTTCTTGCTTATCACTTTTGCCATGTATACTTTATTCGTAGAAGAATTATCTTCCACAAGAGTAATCTCGGCATGTGCAAAATTACACATAATTAAAAGTGCTACAATACTATGTAGCGTACATAAGTTTTTCATTCCATTACATATACATTAGTTACTGATTTTACACGTACTGCGGTACCTGGATCGTGATTCATACGAACGGTTCTGATTTGTCCATAATACTCAAACGTCACATCATATCCAATAATGAACTGTTTGTATTCTCTATCAGCATAGGGAACACATCTTTGAATCATGTTGCTTGGAGGTTTGCCAGTGGGTGTACCAGCAGTTTGCGCTGACGCACCAGACAAGTCTTCTACCATTGTGCATGATGTTCTAGTCACGTTATACACTCTGGATTCTTGGATCGGTTGAATGCGAACGACTCTCGCCAATTCAAATTTAACTAAACTATCGCCCTCAAGACTACTTCGATAACCAGAATTACCTTGAAGCATACCAGAAACTGCGGACGTTGAAAACATAATTCCAACTAATGCAGTGGTCAAGAATTTCATTTTGAACTCCCAATAATAGCATTGACTAGTGCGGTTAACCAAAATACGGACATTACAGTTTCCCATGTCACGGGAATATTTATAGGAAATAAAGTATTAACGGCACATAACGTAATGTATGAACCTAGAATGTACAATGATACCCAAGCAATTAACGCACCAACGATAACACCGCCCGTTGCTTTTTCGGGCGCAATTGTAAACGGACCAAGTTTCATAACAACTCCTATTTGAATGTTTATACAGTATAACACACCATTTATGGTATGTCAAAACGTATTCAAGGATGGTTCAAATTCGGCAATCAATTGCCGTTCACGTTGATGTGCAGGTTTACGTCCACGAATCACTTCAAGGACTTCATATTGCCAAGCGGCACCAGCTAAGTTACGCAATGCAGTACACATTGCCCAGTTTTTGTTTTCGCACTTAGCACGACTCACATGTTTTTGCCAACGGATTTTTACCGAACGCACGTAGGCCTGACCCTGTGCAACAGTCAGACCAACATATGAATCACCAGTGTCAACGCATGTGACTTTGTACAGTACATGGTTTCTGTCAGAACGTTTTTTTCTCAATGTCATAGATACAGTATAGCACACCTACCACACAAGTCAACGATTATTTTACATTTTGTTGCAAAAAAACAACAAAATCCCCCTCTGACAAATGCCAAAAACTCGGTTTATCATAAATAATGGTGAATTAATCATTTTGTTTTAGGAGTTAAACATGTCAGAAGTAGTATTATCAGAAAAGAAACCATTGTCACGTAGTGAACGTGAAGCACAAATTAAAGATAAAGCTGGCTGGTTAATCACCGTTCTAGCCGCTTTGCTTGCAATCAATACGTATGTTGCCAGTGGCAATAGCAGTAAAGTATTGAACAATACAATCAGTGCAAATAATACTTGGGCATTCTATCAAGCAAAATCAGTTAAACAAACTCTTGCTGAGATGGCTAGAGATGATGCAATCGAAAGAAAACAATTCGACAAAGCAGAAAAGTTAACTGCAAAGATTGATAGATACGAATCTGAGCCTGCAACAGGTGAAGGCAAAAAAGAACTAATGGCAAAAGCAAAAGGCCTTGAGGCCGAGCGAGACCAAATTCGTAAGTCTGGTCCTTGGATGACATTTGCAGGTTCTGCATTTCAGATTGCAATTGTTTTGTTAACTGCAAGTATTTTAGCAGTAAGT